AGGCCAGTAAAATGAATTTAAAGAAAATATTTGAAATGTATCTTAGACCAACGTTGTCAGATAAAAAAGGCAGATGCATTATGATATCTACGCCTGAAGGTTATGATGGATTTTATGAATATTATATACATGCTCAAAAGGCTGATATGTGGGCGGCATTTAATTCGCCATCATGGGAAAATCATCACGCGTTTCCAAAAGGGCAAGATGATCCTGATCTTTTAGAAATGAAATCATCAATGACTAGAGAAGTATTTGATCAGGAAATGGGCGCAGAGTTTACCTCATTAAGTGGCCGCGTGTATAATGATTTTTCAAGGCGCACTCATGTAGGTAATTATCCATACAATTCTATGCTGCCTGTATTTTTAACTTTAGATTTTGGCTATCGCATGCCAGCAGCTTTATTTTTCCAAGTAGCAAAATTTGGCGATAAAGGTGAAGATCATATTTTTATTATTGATGAAATTATTCATGAGAAAAATTTAAAGATATCTGATTTAGTTACAGCAATCAAAAAGAAAAATTACAGGATAGCGCGTGTTTTTGGCGATCCAGCTGGCTATCAAATGCAGAGTTCGGTAGGTATGGGCGAAGCAGATATTTTTAGGCAATTAACAGGTTTGCCTGTAATTACGCGCAGAGATAAATTAAGCAGAAGTATTCAGTCAGGAATTAGCCATGTTCGTCAATTTATGATGTCAGCAGAGGGAAGTATTAGATTACATATAGATCAGAGCTGTATGGGTATTGTTGAAGATATTGAGTCATACAGATATCCTGAACATAAAGAGGGTAGTAATTTAAAAAATGAACCATTAAAAGATGGTTATCATGATCATGGCTGCGATTGTTTGCGCTATGGTATCATTGGAAAATTTCCAATAAGAAATCAAAAATATAAGGTAAGTAGCAGATGAATGATTTAGCATTAGATTTAATTCAAGAATCCCTCAAAGAACAGAAGCAAATGTATGCAAAAGGCAGAAGGGATGCAATTTATAAATTATTAGATTATTATGCTGGAGATAATACAGCGCAATACATTGAGGATAGATTTAGTGCTGATGCATTTCGCGAGATTCCTGTAAGCGAATTTAATGTTACGCGAAGAATGATAGATCGCATGAGCAGGATTTATACGCTTGGAGCGCAGCGTAATGTAAGTGATCGCTATGATGATATGATCCATAATAAGCCTTTTAAAATGAAGCACATGGAAAAAATGACTAGGTTAATTGGAACTATTGCAACACAAGTTGTGTTTAAACAAACGCCTAAGCCTCATTTTAATTATAATCCAGTTTACTATTTTGATGCATTTTTTGAAGATGATCCATTTGTTCCATCAGCTATAACATATCCAATGGTGCAGAATGTTGTTGATGTTACTGATGTTGCTGGATTGCAATATTGTTACTGGGATAAAGAATGTTTTATAAAGTATGATGAAAATGGAATGGTGCTTGAAGAGCAGATGCATAATTATGGAATACTTCCTTTTGTATTTACCCACCGCGAGCATCATCTAAATGAATTTTTTGTTGCTGGGGCTTATGATATTGTTGCAGCAAATGAGCAAGTTAATATTTTACTTACTGAGGCTGCACTAGGTATGCGCTTTCAGATGTTTGGTCAATATGTGATTGAAGGTATGTATGAAGAAGAGCGTTTGATGCGTGCTGGATCATCTGAAATTATGGTAGTACCTGAACCAGCTAAATTAGATATTAAAACGCCTAAAGCTAATGTAAGAGAAGCTATCGATCTTATAAAGGCTATACTTGATCTTACTGCTCAGAATAATCATTTATGGATTACATTCGCAGAAGATGGAAAAAGTGATAGACCATCAAGCGGCGTTGCTCTAAAAATTAAAGACTTAGAACGCTTTGAAGATTTTCAAGATGATATAGAGCTTTGGGAATTGTATGAAAAAGAATTATATCAGGTAGAACGTATAATAGCTAGAGCTAATAATATTGCACTTCCTGAAAATATTGGTTTAAAATTTAATGAACCTGAATATCCGATGAGCGTACAAGATCAGATAGCAATGGATAATTTTTTGATGCAGAACAATGTTATTACTCAAAAAGATTTAATGTTAAAATATAATAAGCATTTGACTGAGCAAGAAGCTGAGTCAATAATTAATGAAAATAGAGAAATGAATGGTCAAGGAACAGAAACTGAGCAAGAACAGTCAGTATTTAATAGACTACTTAACCAAGCTCCGCCAGCTGAATAAAATTAATATAGAAATTCCGCAAGACGATATTAAAAAAATATTAAGTGATCCGAAAAAATACGCTTTAGATTTTATTGAACTTGAATTTGCAAGAACAGTACCAAAATTTATAGAGTCTTATAAAAATGGTGTAAAATTTGGCAAAAAAAATAAGTGAACAAAATGAAAGCTGATGCGAGGTCGGTTAAAATGGATCGAGTTGATGATAACTACATCCTGCGTATTAATATCCGCGCTCTTATTTACCTGCTTACTCTTGTCGCTTCGGCTACTTATTACTGGTATAATACTCAAAGCAAAATTGAACAGCTTCACATGGATGTGAGTCAGCTGCATGAGAGGGTTTTAAAACTTGAAGCAAAACATGAGGAAGAAATAAAAAAAGTAATGGGTTGGTATGAGGAATTAAGTTTGAATCCTCTTACTGGATTTAAAAAGAAAAGGAAGTAAATGGCTAGGCATGATGCGGATGGAAATGCAATTAGCTGCCCTAAGTGCAATAGTAAAAAAATGCGCAAAGATGGATTTGCGTATTGGAAAACCTTTAAACGTCAGCGATGGATGTGTAATGAATGCCATAAAAAAACAGTAGCACCTACAAAAATAGCTCACAATCCATTTAATGTTCCTGAAGTGCCTGTTGAGGAAATGTCCATTGATGATATAATTGCATTTAGAAATAAAAAATATCAAGTTAAAGTAAAGAACGCCAACTATAAAAAATTAATTCCTATTCAAGTAAATACAACTGGCGTTATTGGAATTGCTCATTTTGGCGATCCTCATGTAGATGATGATGGAACAAATCTTGCAGAAATATATGATATTGTTAATAAAATTAATAAAACAGAAGGAATGTTTGCTGGTAATCTTGGCGATGTTCAAAATAATTGGATAGGAAGATTAACAGCTTTATATGGTCAGCAATCAACTACAGCCAAAGAGTCTTGGCTTATTACTGAGCATTTTTTAACCAGCGTGCCTTGGATGTATTTAGTGGCTGGAAATCATGATGTTTGGTCAGGCGATGGCGATCCTATTGAATTTATTATGCGAGATCAACCTGCTTTGTATCAAAAACATGGCGCAAGAATGAATTTAGTTTTTCCAAATGGGCGGCAAATTCGGATTTCTGCTCGTCATCAGTTTAAGGGGAATAGTATGTGGAATACTGCTCATTCTATTAGTAAAGCTATACAGATGGGCTGGCGTGATCATATTTTAACTGCTGGGCATACTCATGTGTCAGGATATCAGGTATTAAAAGATCCGTCATCAGGATTAATAAGCCACGCGCTGCAAGTTGCATCATTTAAAAATATGGATGAATATGCTGAAAAATTAGGCTTAGATGATAAAAATATTTTTAATTGCCCTGTAACAATTATTGATCCTAAATACGCTGATGATGATCGTAGACTGATTACTACAATATTTGATCCGCATGAAGGTGCAGATTATTTAACATGGAAACGCAAAAAGAAGTAACTTTAATGGGGGGTAAATTAAAATAATATAAAAATGTCAGGAGTCTAAACATGCCAAAAGTCGGAAAGAAAAAATTTTCATATACGAAAAAAGGGAAGCAAGCTGCTAAAAGATATGCCAAAAAAACTGGTAAAAAAATGAGGTATGGAAAATAATGCCGCGAAAGCGTAAAACAAAAAGAAGAAAATCATCTGTTAATAAAGCTGGTAATTATACAAAGCCAACGCTTAGAAAAAGACTGTTTTATAGAATTAAAGCAGGGAGCAAAGGAGGTAAAGCTGGCCTATGGTCAGCACGACTGAAAAGCTCAAATGTTAGCGCGAGCATATAAAAAAGCAGGAGGAGGTTATAAAAAGTAATGGCACTTAAAAAATCTCAAAAAAGCTTAAAAAAATGGACTAGCCAAAAATGGGGATATCTTAATCCTAAAGATGCTAAAAAACCTCGCAAGAAGCGCGGTAGGTATTTGCCAGCTAGTGTACGCAGATCAATGACTGCTTCACAAAAAGCGTATGAAAATAGAAAAAAAAGAGCAGCTAATAAAAAAGGTAAAGCTAAAGCTAAATATACTAAAAGAACTGCAAGAAGGGTAAGGCGAGCATAATGCACATGCCATTTCAATGTATCTATTGCGGTAAGCATGTTAATCAGGCTTTAGGAGGTATTTGTGATAAATGTAAAAAAGAGGAAGAAGAAGAGTAATGGAGTTTATGGAGATTTATGCAGAAGGGGGTATGATCGCTGTCGCAGGGGCTTTGCTAGTGTATATGGTATTCTCTATGAACAAAAGAGGATCGGCGCAGGCAGAAAGTTTGGCAGACCTAAAAACAGAGAATAGAGGTCAAAGCGAAACGCTTGAAAATACAGAAGGAATGATCATAAAATTAATCGCAAGATGGAACGCCTCAGATGATAAATTAGATCGTAAATTTGATTCTTTAACTAAAGAGATAAATGATTTAGATAATCAGGTATCAGAAATAAAAGGCATAATCAGCAGATTAAATGGAAAAAACTAAGCCTATATCAGATAATAGCAGCCTAAATATATCGCTGCCAATGATTATACAAGCAGTTACTTTTATTGTAATGTTAGTATGGGGATACTCACAGCTAAATGCTAGAATATCATTTTTAGAATATCAAGTTGCGATGAATGAAGAACATATTATAGATTTAGAAGAAGATGCAGAAAAAAATCAGGATGCTGAAATACCAGCTGATATTAAACAAAATCAAAGAATTGAATATCTTGAACGCGAAGTTGAAAGGCTTAGAGATCAATGATTACATATAGAGGAATAAGATTTTCAGGATATAACAAACCGAAAAGAACTAAAAGCCATAAAACTAAGTCGCATGCGGTGCTTGCTAAAGTTGGTAAAAAAGTAAAATTAATTAGGTTTGGCCAGCAAGGTGTTAGCGGTGCTGGTAAAAATCCAAGAACGAAAGCAGCCAAAGCAAGGCGCAGATCATTTAAAGCTAGGCATGCTAAAAATATTCGAAAAGGTAAAATGTCAGCTGCTTACTGGGCTAATAAAGTTAAATGGTAAAAGCTAAAAAAAATTTTAGTTTTAAGCGCGCTGCATTTTTTATTAACAAAAATATTGCTGATTCTTTAAATCTAATGGCAGTATATCAGAACGAAGCTATTCAGCGAGGTATTGCAAATAAAACAGATATCAATGGTAAAAGATTTGAACCATTAAAAGAATCTACATTAGAAATAAGAAATAAAAGAAAGCAGGGATTTACGCCACTTGATCGCATGAAGGGAGAGCGTGCAAAAAAATTAAGAAATACAAAAATTGAAAAAGCTACTCAAAGTAAATTAGTTTCTAAAGTAAAAATGATGACTGATTATGGAGTATTTCATAATGAAGGATTTGATGTGCAAAATGCTTTTATGAAAAAGAAAAAAACTGTTCCAGCTCGCAGATGGTTTGGCATATCAAAAGAAATGAGATCAGGTGGTAAGCAGCATGAAAAGTTTATACGCATGGCATTATTTAAAATTCAAAGATCATTAGCAAAATTTAATGCCGACAGCTGAAGAATATATTGCTCTGTTTGGAGAAGATTTTTCAGATGTATTAAATGGTCTGAAATCATTGCCTGTTGAAGTAAGACAATTACTGGATCAGACTATGAGTAAAATGATTTATGATGCAGAAATATTTAATCAAAGAATATCAAAAGCAGTAAACACTCAAAGCGCGGCAGGAGTTTCAGCAACTGTAACCAGCGCAGCATTAGCAAATGATCTTGCAAATGGAGGTAGAATATTTGGAGAGCTAAGAAATAGTATTAAAGAATCATTAGTTGAAGGTATAAATAATTCAGGAAGAGCTGGATCATTTGAGGCTTATGATGTCAATGATAAAACTTTATTTACTTGGGTAACTGTTAGCGGTCACAAAATATGTCATGATTGCGCTCCAAGAGCAGGTCAAGTAGCTACGCTTGAAGATTGGGAAAAAGCAGGTTTGCCTGCTAGTGGCTGGAGTGTTTGCGGCGGCCATTGTTATTGCATTATTGATCCAAGCGGAAAAGTTGATCCAAGAATACAATTTGAAAGAGATGAAAAAAGAAAGGTATTAAAAAAGAAAGGTGATTTTCTACCTTTAAATGGAGAAGAAGCAAGGCCAATAGCTCGCAGATCAATTAGAAAAGCCCAGCTGTATGCTGAAGAGACAACAAAAAGATTTGAAGAATTAGCTGCTAAATATGGCGGTAGAATGGAAGGTTTAAAATATAGGATTAAAAATGAACCTAGTTTAATTAGAAAAATTGTATCTGAATCAGTTGATAATAGCTGGGGAGCGCATAGTGTTGTTGCTCAAAATATAAAGGATGCATTGAGATATACAATGATTATTGATGATGCAAAATATTCTAAAGCAGCTATAGGAACATTAGAAGAGCTTGTTAATGTAGATGGATATGCTAGGCTGCAAGTAAAAAATACATGGGGTAAAGGCAGCTCATATAAGGGAGTCAATACTGCATTAGCACACCCTAGCGGTCAATACATGGAATTTCAGTTTCATACTCAAAAATCATTTGATATAAAAATGGATCAAAGTCATAAAATTTATGAAGAAATGCGATTACTAGGAATTACTCAGGAAAGAAAAGATTTTCTAACGGCTAAATTAAAAAAAGTTTGGGATGAATGTCCTGAGCCTGATGGCTGGGAAGATATTTTAAAGCTTGATAACTTTAAAGATTATTTCACAAACTGGAATAATTATTTATAAATCTTCTTTTCTTACTTGATCTTTTGGCTGCGGCCAGTTCTTGCGCCAAGGCTTGATAAAACGCTCTGCATCTTCAGCTGTAATACTATAGCCATTATCACTAATACCTATAAAATATTTTATCAGATCATTTGATTCACGCCAAGGCATGCGAGAATTACAAATAGAAGTCTCATAAAGTGGCGGATTTTTTGATCTAACTCTGCGAACAATCGAGCTAGGGCTATCAGGTTTATCCATTAAGCCATATACTGCTAAATATTCAATAGTCATATTATAATTTACCTATATTTTAATTATATGCAAAAGGGGCAAAAGCCCCTAATGCATTTGTTATTAACTAATCTAAGCGACTACCAGCATAAGCTTTGATGCCGTACTTCTGCAATACATCTGCATAAGCATACGCATAAGCTTCTTTTTGCTCAACACTTTGACCAAACTCACCTACCCACTTGACATAATAACCACCGCCATAATACTTATCACCTTTCCCAATGCTCTTCAAATACCGAACAAATTTACCATTGCCATGCTCATGAGTTTTTACCCATGCAAAGCCGCAAACCCCTTGAGGAACATACCAAGACTGAGAACCCTTGTAAGGCTTATCATCAAGGCCAACTTCTTGAACGACCATAGGTGTAGGAACTTTGGCCTCGCCAGCCATCATGCCTTGATCATGCGCTTCATCAAGTATTTGTTTAAAAGAATAACCACTATATTTATTCATGAGAACCTCACTTTTATTTAATTAACAAAATAACCACTATCAATATTAATATAACAAATGTTATAAATGCAACAATAAAATAAAACTACCCTTAAAAATAATTTTAAGGCTATATTCACATAATTAAAAAAAAGGAATTACTCAGATGAGTGAAGAATCAAATATAAATGAAGAGCAGGCAGCTCAAAATACAGATGCAGATAGCAATGTAGATTACAAGGCACTATATCATCAGGAAGTTAAGAATAGTAAGTCTCAGCGTGGGAAAAAGCAGGAACTTGAATCAAAGCTTGAACAGCTTGAATTAAGGTCTGAGGAAGATCGTCAGGCTAAAATGATTGCTGAAGGTAAAAAAGATGAATTACTTCAAGAGCAAACTGCTAGACTAAAAGCACTTGAAAAAGAGCTTGGAACGTTTAAACAGGCTGAGGAAAGTCAGAAGGCTAAGTTACTGGAACAAATTTCTGAAGAAGATAGAGTGTATTATGAAAATATGAACATTGAACAACTTCAGCATTTTTTAAGTAAAAGCGCAGCAGCAGCTGTTAATCCTCCTGAAGCGGTGCAGTCTCGCACTATGGTAGATTCTAGCATGAGTGATTTCATGAAGAAAGATACTAAATTTCAAAGAGATAATTATGCAGCCGTTCTGCAAAAGTACGCGAAAAATTCTCGAAGGGCAAAATAAAGGAATTTAAAAAATGGCTACACCATCAGGAACTATTTTTGATACAGGCGTAACTCAAGACTTCATACCCGAGCTTTGGGGAGAAATTATCTATAAATATTTTGAGGAACGTTTAGTATTTAAAAATCTTATTGAAGATTATTCTTCTTTAGTGCAGGGAAGAGGTAAAATTATCCACATACCTGAAATCGCTAAAATGAGCGCAACATCTTTAGTAGATGGCGCGCAGGTTAGTTATGCTGCACCAGCGGAAACTAATACTCAACTAACAGTAGATCAGCATTACTACGCTGCAAAGCTCTTTACAGATGTTTTGCAAGTGCAGTCTAATTATGATCTTATCAACTCTTATAGTAAAGCTATGGCTTATGCATTAGCTAAGCAAGTTGATGCATCTATTGCTGCTGAACTTGTTACTGTTAATCAGGGTGCAACTTTAACAACAGATGATCAGATCACAGCTGCTGAATTTGAAGCTGCTCTTGCTAACTTAGGCGAGAACGATATTGATTATACTTCAGGCGAAGTTTATTTCGTTGTTAATCCAACTCTTTATGCTGATATGCTAAATCCAGCTGGTACTTTTGGCGCGAATTTTATGCGCGCTGATATTGCTGGTTTTAACGCTGATAACAGCCCTCTATTGAGCGGTCAAGTTGGCGTTTTAATGGGCATGCCAGTATTTATGAGCAATAGCTTAGCTACAGGCGGAACTGATGTAAGTGGT